CCGCCAGCCGTTTCGGTAGGCGAGTTCCCTGGTCTCGGCATACTTTCTATAGTAGATTAAAGTTCTTACACCGTAAGTGTCGTCGTAGTCTCGGATAAGATGGTCGTAGGTAAAGCCATAATAGCCAGACACAAAGCTGACAGCAATCCCGCTACTATACCCCCAGAATTTGTCTGGCTGCGACGTTATATCAATGGTTTCGTTGAAGTACCACGTCAAGCTCACATCCGGCTCAAAGTTGATGTCATACCCCGTCCCGCCGATAAGCGTCCTGCCCTTCTTGATGCTGTACACCGTGCCGTTGACCATGCACTTGCCGCCCTTTACTTCGTAGGCCGTGCCGTTGATGAGGGTCTTGTGCGCGGTGAGGTCAACGGGGACAACGTTGCCGCTGTCGTCCACGAGGAATTCCTTCCGCACACCGCCGACGTTGAGGTACACGGACGAGCCGACCGCCAGTGTGCTGATCGCTTTGTTCGCCATGTCCCCCTCCTTAGCCGTACAGCCAGTTGATGGCGTAGTTCTCGGTCGGCGTGGTCTCAACGTTCACCAGCGTCTGCTTGACAATATTGCCGCTCGCGATGTAGTCGCTGCCGCGCGTCGCCGCCACCAGCCCGCCCGAGCCATTGCCCTTGAGAATGTTGGTCGTGGATGGAACTGTTGGAACACTGACCGTGACCGCGCCCGTCTTACCATTGACCGACGTGACAGGATACGGTGGCGGATTGTTCTTACTGTACTGCTTGACGTTGTCCACATTGCCGAGGCTTACATCTCCCTTTGCAAGGCTCACCGCGCCTGTCTTACTGTTGACGCTTGTAACCGGCGCACTCTGCAAGGCACTGTCAGCCTTGCCCAAACTCGCCTGCACGTCGCTTGCAAGGTCGGATTTTGCCACCGTGGACTTAAAAGCCAGAGTGCCGAGGTCGGCGAACCACTTCGCGATTTTGCCGAACAGCACGGAGAGCTTTTCACCCGTCGCAATATTTGCGCGGGTTCTCGCTGCCGTGAAAGCCGCCGTGACATTACTGCCGTCGCCGGTCTTGTCCAGCTTATTGACGAGCGCCGAGTACACGCCGCCGGACTGTACGGGGTTCGCGCTGCCCTGCGTAGGCGTTGCGTCGGTAGTTACCTTGACGTCCTTGATAGCGTTGTCAATGTATGAAAAGATGTCCTGGTGCTTGTTTTGAGGGTCATACACTGAGGCCAGCATGTCACCCGTACCAGCACCAGAAGCGCCACGGCAATAGCCTGCGTCATAGCTCGTGCCGTTCGACAGCGTCACGATAAGGTGATAGTCGCTCTGCCGGATGGTAATACCGGTAATTGTGGGAGCATCCGTGCCGGGGCTGCCCTGCGGACCTTGGATGCCCTGTTCACCCTGTGGGCCGGTGTCGCCTGTTGCACCTTTTTCGCCGGTTTCACCCTTGTCACCCTTTTCGAGCACAAGGTTGAGCACCTGATTTGGGGCTTCTCCGGTAATGGTCGCGCTCGCCACCTTGCCGGACGTGACCGAGCCGATGGTCAGCACGTTTGCGGGGCCTGCGGGGCCTTGGGGGCCGGTCGCGCCTGTTGCACCGGTCTCACCTTGTATGCCTTGTTTACCCTGCGGACCGGTCGCACCCGTCGCACCTGTCGCACCGGTGTCGCCCTTGCTGCCCTGCGGGATGCCAAGCGCCAGCGTACCAGTCGACTTATCGTAGGTCGCCGTTGCCAAACTTCCTGCGGGCAGTGTTGTCACCGTGACCGATACAACGCTAAGCGTGACGAAGTCCAGCAGCGTTGCGCCTTTGAGCTTTTTCGCTGTGCCGCCCTGCTGCAAAACAAAAAGATCTTCGTTGGTGATTTGTGTTGCTTGAGTGAGGTCGGAAATTGCTTTATCAGCCATCTGTTACCTCGCTTTCCGTCTCGGCAGCTTTCGCGGGCGGCTCTGCGGGTACGTGCGCCGCCTGCTGGTCGAGCCGCTCGAGGATCGCATATGCCTGCCGCAGCTCTCCCTTGACCTTTGCCATCTTCTCCGCGTCGTTCGCGGAGATCATCACCAAAGACAGCGTATTAAATGCGCTGTCAAGGATCTGCATTGCCTGCTTTTTCATAGTTCCTCCTTATCCCGACTCCCACCAAGAGTCGGTGTAGATTTCTGCGTTGTAGGGTCTCCACATGTCCGTGTAGATGTACGGCGTATACGCTCGCCACATATCCGTGTAGATGTACACCGCGCCGCCCGTAGTGCCGCCCTCTGTGGTAAACGATCCGCTGTCGGAATAGCTGGTCTCCACCCATTGATTGAGGTTGGTGTCCCAATAGCAGAGCACTGCCTCCCAATCGTAGGTTTTGCCGGGGGTAAGTCCGTCGAACGAATCCGTAAACGTGTTGTTCGCGCCGGAATCCTCGTTCGAGGTCAAGTAATACCCGTAGCCCAGAATGCCGGTCACGTAGATCGCACGCGCTCGATTATGGTAGCTGTCTCCGTAAAACGTGCCGTTGAGGACAGCTGTCGTTGACCCCGTCGCCGTAACGCTAACACTAAAACTTGCCATGCGTCACCTCACTGACGAAGGAAAAACAGTTTCCCCCAGTTACCGGCCGGTAAGATATTTCCGTACATCTGGCTACCGATATACAGCTCGCCGCCGCCGAGCGACACAATGTTGTTGGACAGCGTGATAAATCCACCGTAGGCGCCGCTGGCTTTTAGGTATACATTGGTCGCCGATTCCAGCTTGATACCGCCATAGAGGGTTTTGATGCCGACACCGTAGTCAACGTTCGTCTCCACAAGCGAAATTTCGCCCACTTTGGTATTGCTGTTTGCCAGGAGTTCCACCGTCTGGCCTCGTAACTTTTGCGCTGTGATAGAGGTCCCGTCGATGTACGTTGCGATCGCACTATTGACCTCGTTTGCGTTCAGGCCCGCGTTGTTGTCGACGTAGGTCTTCGTAGCATAATTCGAGCCGTCCTTGAGATCGCCGACGCGGATGCTGCCGGTCTGGATTTGGTCGGCTGTCAGCGTACCCTTGATATTCGCCGCATCGACGTACAGATTATCCGTCTTGATGCTGCTGCCGTTGATCTTGGTCGTGCCGCTCGCGTCCGTCACCGTCAGGCCGTCCAGCGTGGTTTTGACCTCAGTGTACTTGCCGTCGATGCCCTCGACCTTGAGCATGATCTCCTCGCTGGTCTTGGTGATAGTCGAGCGTGTTTCGGCAATCTTGCGATTAAATTCCTGCGTAATGTACCCATCGGACGGATATTCGTCTTCCATCTCCGCTTCTCCGGGAGAAGAAATACCTGCGTATCCGCGCCCATCATCAGAGAGTTTAGACAGCGGCGAATAAATGCCGCCAACCGTCACGCCGTCACCCAACTCTGCCGCTGGATCGATGTTTGCCGCGCCTGCTTCGTATGCCTGATACTGGTAGCCTTTCATGGTTTGCAGTAAAGCATTTACCATTGGCTGCGTAGCGTGTGGGCAGCTTGCAATAACTTCCATGCCGGTATCATCACCCGCCGTCAAGCTGTTCTCATCGTCCACAAGCAGCGTCACGCGGGAGATAGGCTTGTACTTGCCATTGTCGGCAAAGCTTGTAATGTCGCCGCCGACGTAATATTTTTCAGACAAGAATCCTCACCCCTCCAAACGTGATAGCGCTGCCCGCTTCTGTAATGAGATAGTTTGTCTCGCTCGGCATGGACAACAACGGAATAAGCAACAGTTTCCCTGCATCAGTAATAATCCAGTTCCCGCCGTGCGCCGCTGCAATAAAACATAGCTCATTGCGAATCGTGTAATCGTTCGCGGGATAGTCGATGGTATACGAGCTGTTGAGCACTGTGCGGCTGTCCAGCTCCACGCCCATTAACTGGCAAAAGATGTTTACAGCGTCAGGCATAGCCATCGGGAAGTTAAGCGACTGGTCTGGCTCCCACACAACGTCAGCCTTTCTCATAGCGTCGTATGCTTCGAGTTCCCAATAATCCCCATCGCAGGAACGACGGTTGGTAAAAAACACGCCTTTGGGAATCCAGTCTGTCGCCTGATTTCCATTAACAAGCCTGAGATAACGCTTGATCGTCGCGGCGCGCGGTACGTTGTCCGCATACAGTGCCAGTTTTAATGTTGCGCAGCAGGCGTTTCCGATGCCAAATTCTTCAAACAGCTGAGATTCAACGGAATGAGAAACTTCCGCGTCTTTGCCATATTCCGTTCCGGCGATAGTAAATTTGTATTCCCGTTCCGTTCCGGGCTTGTGAAGCAGCTCGCGCCACAGCGCACTTGTCGTCTGCCCCATATCACACCTCAGTCAAATTAAACGTCGCGCCGCCCCACACCTCATTATCGTCTGCCGCTTCTTCAAGCGTGCATTCCATCGACGAGCAGTAAAACGTGCTTGTTCTCATGCCATGCAGGTCAAGGTATTGGACTGTACATGTGGGTTTGTTCAGATCGTCATCAAGTTTTGCCAGCACGTCACGCTTGACGGAGTGCGTTGTATACCTCAGTTTTCGCTTGGTGGTGATCTTGTCGCGCCGCATCGTGCCATCTTTGGTGCGGGTAGTCTTGTCGCTGTCGAGATCGTTTCTGCTCCACCCGTACCCTTTCGTTGCGATTGCGGACGAGTAGTCCGTGCCGTTGATAATAAGGACTTCCATGTTACCCCTCCTTAGTACAACAGTACGGGCTTACCCGCCGCGCGTGTCATGTTGTTAATGTTCTTCACGGTGCTGCGTGCGATTTCCTTACCGTCAAGCTGGATAACGACCGTAGTTGCACCGCCGCCCGATTCTGCCATAGCCTGCTTAAATGCGTCAACCATCGTTGCAAGTGGCGTTTCGATGTTCGTTCCGCTCTTCTGGTCGCCCAGTACAGCAAGAAATTCCTTGTTGGGGGGAATGACTGCGCCGGTCGCCAGACGCGGAAGATGTACTTCGGAAAGCGACGAAAGATGCCCGCCGATGCTTTTACCGCCAACACCTGGAACCCAGCTCGGGACGGTAAACTTAATCGTGTTGATCTTGCTGATAAGCCAGTTCAATCCCTTGATAATGGCATTAACCGCGCTTTCGGCAATAATGACGATGCTGTTCCAGATGCCTTTAAACACCTTTTTGACGCCATCCCATGCAGAATTCCAGTCACCAGTGAACGCGCCCTTGATAAACTGGATAATGCCGCCAAGAATGTTATCTTTAAGGTTTCTCGCAAACTCGGTCAGATTGCCAGTCAGCGCAAGCACAGCGGTAACTACCGTAGCAATTCCTGCAATCACAAGTGGGATGACGCTACCGGTCAGAAAGAAGAACCCTAACCCCGTTGCCACAATGCCAGCAATTAGTAGCAGCGTATTTTGAAGATTTGCACCGTTATCACAAATATCTTTGAACGCTGTGATAATCATTGCTGCGCCAGCCACTACAAGGCCGATGCCCGCGCCAACTTTGCCGAATGCGATTGCAAGCCCTCCTGCAAGCGCCGCTGTGCCTGCAAGCATCTCAAGCAGATTCTTCCAGTTGACGCCGTTGTTCCATGCGTCGGATAGTCCGTCCCACAGAAGAATCAATCCGCCAACAGCAATGAGGATTCCACCGAGCTTTTGCAGAATAGTGCCAAGCACCCCCGGCAAGCTGCTGCTGATTTTCCACAGCGCTAAGCCTGCCGCAATGAGCATGACTGCATCGGCGATTTTTTTTAAGCGGTCGCTGATGTCGTCCATGTAGCTAAAGTCCGGAGTGATTGCGTCAGCAGATGCGCCACCGCCCGCATCGTTTGCGGTATTGGTGGAAATCTGGTTGATCTCATCAAACGCCGCAAGCTGACTTGCCGCTTTCTTCGCGGCACTGCCCGTTCCCTTTAATGCACTGGTCTCTTTGTTCAGCGCCTTTGCCGAGTTAGCAGTTGCCTTGACGCTCTTGCCGGAGATAAGCGCCACAAGACGCGTGATCTGCGAGACTACTGCCGTAATAACTTTTACAAGCAGTGTAAAGGCGGGGACAATTACACTTACAAGAGGCTGCGCCAGCGTCAAAAGCGCTCCTTTAAGCTGCGCAATGGATTCTCTTGCATCAGAGTTTACCATTACGACATTTTTTACCCAGTCACGCACTTTTGTTAATGCTTGGGTAATAACCGTAAAAACAAGGGCACTGCGGACAACAGATTTTACGCGCTGTCCAAATACTTTCATGGAATCTGCCGCCGCTTCGGTTGCATTGCGCAGCCCTGCGCCTTTGGCTCTTCCCTCGATCTGCTGTGTTAGCTCGACTGCCTGCGTTTTCGCGTCGGAAATCTTATCGCCGGTTTTGTTGAGCTTTTCGTTGAGTTTGTCAATGCTATTTGCAGTTTTGTTAAATTCGCTTTGCAGCATTCGCACGCGCTCGGCCTGCTCGGACACGTCGATTTTCTCATACGTGCCTTTTGGCGCTGTGCGCATATCGGCAAGCACCTGTTTTGCCGCATCTAGCTCTGCGCCGATGTTGCGCAGCCGGTCTTCCATCGGCGTTTTCTGGTCGCCGAGCCGGTTGAATTCCTTTTGTAAGGATTCGATATTGCTTTTAACTTTGTTTAACTCCTGATGGAGTTTTTTGTCGCTAATAGTCGCTTCAAATACGACTTCACCGTCAGCCATAATATCACCTTCTTGCTTTTTGGTTTTTTGCGTGATATCATCCAAGCAGCCATAAATAATGGCAAGGAGGAATGAAAAATGGATAAGATGACTACTTGCAAGGTATGCGGGGCATCTATCGCAAAATCCGCTACCACTTGCCCGCAGTGTGGAGCAAAGCAGAAAAAGCGCCACCCAGTATTGGGGATTATCATTGCTATTTTCGGCATTTGCATGATTGCCGCCGCATTAAACGACATGGGCGATGATCCTGCCGCAGAGAAACAAACGTTTGGCGTTGGAGAAACTGCCGAGCTAAACGGAATCAGTGTAAAGTTTGATTCCTGCACTGAAAGCAATGGATCGCAGTTCAACACCCCTGATGACGGCGATGTGTTTTTGCTTTGTGAATTCTCCATTGATAACAAGTCGGATAAAGATATTGCCGTTAGCTCTATCGCATCGTTCAACGCCTATGTTGATGACTACTCGACAAACCTGAGCATTTCGGCCACCATCGCAACCGATAAAACCCAGTTAGATGGAGCCATTGCTGCCGGTAAGAAAATGACCGGTGTTGTCGGATACGAAGTCCCCAAAGACTGGGAAGAGATTGAAATTCGCTTTACTCCCGACTTTTGGTCTGGAAACGAAATTACATTCATTGCAAACAAGTAATCATTTTCACCCGATGCTATTTTGCGTCGGGCGTTTTTTGCCCAACCACGCATTGATCGTGTCGTTTTCTTCTTCCGTCATCGGCTTCTTTAGATCGACAAGCCGCCTGTTTTCTCGGTAAAATTCTCGATCCGACTTGTCGAGCGTTTTCCCTTTTGCTTTAAGATTGCGGATTCGAACGATGTTTGCAAACAAGCAATCCCCGATTTCGTAGTACGCCGAGACGAATGACCACCAGTGGAAATAAGGCATTGCACGCACTTCATGTCCCACAACGTGGTTGATAGGAGCCACAATGTATTGAAAGTCTTGCTCCCAGTCCATCAACTTAGGACGCTTGCGATTATCGCCCTCATCCCCGCAGTCGAGAAACCACGTCATTTGCTTTACCGCATCAGAGATATGCTCGTCTGGCATTTGCAAAAAATCGGGATAGAAAATATCCAGAGCAGCCAGAACCTTTTGCCCGTTGTCCAGATCGACCGCAGAAAAGACCGAAAGCACGTCCAACGCCGCACGATAGTCCGAGCGGATAGCATAATCAACGCCGCAGACGTTCAGCGACGTCGGAAGTTCATACATCATTTTCTATACTTTTGGGTGTACTTGCGGATTTTCTCATCGGCAAGTGCCTGTTCGCGCTTTACTGCCTCATCAAACTGCTCGATGATGGCGGTCATAAAGTTCTGCCAAACCGGCGCCCCGTTGGCCGCGGAATAGGCGTTGACGCTGCCAAAAAGTGTATCGGCAATGTCCTGCCCGAACAGGTCATTGATGATGCTACGCATTTTCTTGTCAAGAGAATCAACCATGTCAAAAAGCTCATCATCGGGGATATCCTTTTCGAGCGTCTTTGCGCGGGTCTCCTGCTTCTTGCGTAGATCATCAAACGTTTTGTATGCTTTCTTTGCGAAGTTGACATCCGCAGGGTTAAAGTACACCGTTACAATGCCGTTCACGCCGCGAATGGTATATTCCTTTACACCGGAATCAAAAGTGAGTTCCATATATTCCTCCAAAATGAGGGCTGACAGATGCCAGCCCTCTATTTGTTATTCGCCCTCGGTAAACGTAACCGAGCTGCCAGAAATAGCGGCAGTGCCGACCGTGCGCGTGCCGCCAAGCGTCACGTCGATGGGCATACCGATAAAGCCGCCACCTTCGCCGCCGAGGGAAGAGGGCTTGACCATGCAGGACGAATAGCGCTCCGCAAATACTGCGGTCTTTGCCGTGCCTGCATAGGCGTGGACAATCAGCACATCCTGATTTGCCAGCGCCGCCGCGTTCTGCTCCTTGACCGCGAGATTCCAAACCTTGACGATGGCGGGATCCCCAGCGTCCAGATCAGACGGGTCAAAGGTCTGCGTGATGATGGGTTTCTTCATGGTCGTGCGCGTCGTGCCGAGAATATCCTTCGAAGAATCCTCCTGCCAGTCGTATTCCATACTGGAATCCGTAACGCGCGTACCGAGGGGAGACCACGTGGGGGTTCCGGTTTCGCCCGTGTTGAGGTACGCGATCAGAAGTTCGCGGTCTACGGTCTGCCCCGCCGTGGTGTTAAAGGTCATATCAGCCATTTTTAATCACCTCGTAGTTCATTTTCATAAGGATTTGATGATCCTCGTCGCCGTTTTCATACACAGCGAAAAGCGAGGATCGCGTTGTCGGCTCAATGCGAATGACGCGGTGGCCGTCGCCAATGTCAGGCGGTGTCTCGCTTGCCGCCCAATCGCCCAAGGCGTTAAGCAGTTCGTCAGCTTTGAGCCGCTTGTCGTTGCTATTCCCCGGTTTCATTCGGTAGATGACCTTGAATTGGTATTCCGCCTGATATCCACCGAGGATGTATTTTTGTACGATGTATGCCGCCTGAATCGTAGACAGCGCCATCGCCGCAGTATCGGCGGGAAGAAATTCGAACCGAATCAAATCAACCGGCTTGTCAGGGAATGTGTTTAACCACGCAAGCAACTTTCGGGAGACTTGATCCTCTTCCGCTGCCGAGACCGTCTTTTTAACCTGTTCCGTACTTCTTCACCGCCTTTTCTGCTACACGCAACCACTTATCGAGGTTCTGCGCTTTTGATGCTTCACACCAATGGTCTTGTGCCTGTGGATGCGCCGTGTGGTTGAATACCAAATTGCGGTCAGTCACGACCTTCGTTCCGCCTTTCGGCGCGTATGTGCTGCCGGTATTTGGGTCAACCATGACTTTCCCGTAGTACAAAAATCTTGCGTAAGGCCCGGGGTAGACGATTGCGTTTCCTTCAATTTCGCCTCGATAATCAGGATGAATTCTTGTTCTTACCATTAAAGATCCCGTTTTCATCGGGACAAATGGCTGCGTGTCACGCTCCATTTGTTGAGCAAGCTCATGTTCCGCTGCCGTGCATGCTCGAGCAATCGCTCTCTGCACTTCGTCAAAGCCGCTTGTTTGCACCGAAAACTTGATGCCCATTATTTGCCCCCGACTTCCCAGTGCCTCATGTCGGCGCTTCCGTAGTCCATCGCGTCGACCTTCGTCACTTTGTAGCAGTCATCGTGATACTGCACGACGGTCATATTGTCGGAGATAAACTCACCCTTAACAAACACCGTCTCGCCGCCATTGCCGTTATACGAGAGCGTCCATAGTCCGCTTCTGTCTGCGGCTTTGGCGAACTCCTGCGGTTTTGCGTAAGCCTTTGCAGCGCCCGTCTTACCGTCCACTGCTTCCACGGAGAACGGGATATACAAATTTACAGCGTCCGCGCTCTCAAGGCCGCTTTCGCGCACGTTCACGCCCTTCGACGCTTGCAGCATCACACCGCGCAGGATTGTGGTATAGACCTTTTCGACCTCATCAAGCGTTGTCTGGTCGATCTCCTGCACAATGTTGTAAATCGTTACAGTGTGGGGAGCGTACATCTGCAACCACCTCCGCGATACAGTAGCCCGGTATGGGCAAGGTATTCCATGCACGTTTCTGCAAGCAGTTTCTTCGCACCGTCCGTTGCGCTGAGCGCAGACAGGGCGGATTCCCCACCCGTTGCAAGCGTTCTGGAATAACTGCCTACCGTTTCACTCTTGACTTCTGCATCATTTCCCGCAGCACTGGCAAGGGTCTTCATGGCAAGCGCCTGCGCCGCTTCGATGACCGCATACGTGTCCACAAGCGCGCAGCAACACATCTTTACCGCATCAAGATCGGCGTGGTTTTGCGCCATGTTGCGCGTGTAGTGGTCGAGGAAGGAGCTGGCGCGGACAACAAGACGCGAGAAGTCATTTTCACTCACAGCGCCCATGTAAGTGCCGGAGTAGTATTCAAAGTCTGCGTAAGTCATCAGTGCCCTCCTTCCAAAACTGCGAGAATTTCAGCCTTTTTCATCGAACTGCTGACCCCTTCCACCCCGTTTTCATCGGCATACTCAAGCATTTCAGCTTTTGTCATGTTGGAGAAAGCCGGGGTGTCAGGGTCAGGCTCATTCAGCAGTTCAGTTAGCCCCCCACCGCCGGAGTGATGGAGCCGACCACCACGCCGTCGATACGCTCAGCGAAAAGAGCCATGCCGTTGATAACGGTGTCAGATGCGGTCATGTTGGTGTAATCGGGTTCCTCATGGATACCGATATAGCCGGTGGCGTCGGTGGTGAAATCGAACACCTCGCCAAGATCAGCGCCGTTCACAGGAATGTAGTACAGGACAATGTTGTCCTTGGCGGTGGCATAAATCTTTCCCTTGGGAACGCTGGAATTGAGAATCACGGTGCCAAGGCCGAGGAAGTTCTCAACGTAAGTCATGCCGAACGCGGTCTGCAAGGTAATGTTTGCGCTTGCGAGGTAGTCGGCAACGTCCAGCGGGTTCAGGAAATACACCGCACCGATCTCGTCATCTTCAAACAGCACCTGCAGCTGACCCCATGCCTGAGCCAAGGTCGCCTGGAAGGTCGCGCCGGACGCCGTGCCCGTGCCGGTTGCGAGGAAGTCGAAAAAGTCTTTGCGGATACCCTTCTGGACGTCCTTGAGCATTTCGTCGGTAGTCATCTCTACCGCCTGATCGTAGCCGCGATCGGTGATTGCTTCGGCAGAGGTAGCCTTGCGCCACTTCTTGAGCGTGATTTCCTTGTAGTTCACGGCTTCGGTCTTGTACTTGCTGAGGGGAATGGTCTCACCCTCAGCAACAGCGCCGCTCTCCAGCGTGCCAGTGGCTTTGTAGCTCTTAAGCACAGTGCCCGCCTGCTTGGAAATCTTTCGGGTAACGCCCAGAGCCTCCATCAGCTTCTTGATGGAATAGCCGAACATTTCGGTAAATTCAATTTCGCGCACACGCGCGAGGTCAGCTTTCTTAATGAGCTTAGGATCAGCAGCCATTTTTATTCTTCCTTTCTAAACAAATCCATATTTGCGGCGATTGCAGCGCGCCGCTCCGCTCTGTCAGTGATTTGCATGATCTCGTCCTTTGTCATCGGCTTTCCGCCTCCGTTAAAGCGTGCGCCCGTGTCAAGGCGTACAGTTTGCTTGCAGACCAGCCCCTTATAGGTGCCGTCTACGAGCGCATCAAGGGCCTTGGTGTCCTTGATCTTTTCGCCGTCCAGCTCCAATGCGGCCATTTCTTCGCCGCAGCCGCGCATAGCAAGGTCGAGATTCGCTCCGGTGATGTTTTTGCTCTCAAAGTAAGCACGCACGGCCTTTTCCTTTGCCGCCTTGCTTTCCTTTGCCGTGATGTCGGTCTTAAAGGATTCAAAGGCCGAGTGTTCCTTCTCGTACTTTTCCTTGTAACCGCCGTCACCTGCCGCCTTGAGGTCGTCCAATTCCTTCTGGACACCGGGCAGCTTCTCCGCGTCCGCCTTGTACTTTGTGAGATCGTCCTTGAGGGGGTCGACCACGCCCAGATGCAGCGCAACCAAGCGATTTTCAATCTCTTCGGTGCAAGCCTCGCCGAGAATATTTCTGATTTCCGCTCTCGTAAATTTCGCCATGTTATTCGTTCTCCTTTTCCTTGGCCCCAATTCTTCGGGGGCGAACGTTGTATAAAACCGCTGTACCTCGCGGGTTTTACCTAAAACAAAAGAGCCAACCACCGAGAAAACCTCGATAGCTGGCTCCTATTGCCCTTTCCCGCGCCCTATTGCGCGGAAGTGCTATATTTGATTGTTTTCTTGACCTCTAAAACGATGTACCCATCGCCCTTGCGTCGGATTTCCACATCGTTCCCTCGCTTTAGAATCGCGTCGGTTGCTTTTCTTACTTCTTCCCAGTTCAATACAGCACCTTCATTCTCTCCCGCTGCTCCGGCAACCCTGCCGCCGCGCTGAACGCCTTGTATTTCGCGTTTAACCGCCGCAGCCGTATGTTTGCCGCAGTCTCATCTTCACGCAATCCTGCGCCCTCGTAAGCGGCTTTTTCGCGCTTTAGTTTGCGCACCTCCCGCTCAACGCGCCGTTGCATCTGCGTCGCCTCGTATGCGGTGTATTTCTTCCCGTCGTACTCGCAGCCGAGATCATCATCAATATGCTCAAGCTGCTCATCTGTATATGTGCGTTCGCTTACACCCTCAACCCAAACATTACGCCTGTGTCGGCAATTAGCCCCCTCAAGTCCATCAACTGCCCCAAGCCCGCACACATCGTAAATGCTCGGGTAGATGTCCCCTGCGCGAATACTGTATACCTTGCCTTGCCAGCCCTTATGGCTTGACCACGGTGACGGCCCCGGCTTATCTCTCGCGCCAGCATGGGCAGAAACCTCGAAATACGGAGTTTCGAGATACTGCGCCGACTGCTCCGTATATTTAGCGCAAATTTGATTTACGCCAGTCATCACGGCTCTGCGCGCCGCCACATCAATTTGATCTCGATGCCCGCTCTCATAGTCAACTACCTTCAATCCGCTATCTGCGAGTTCCTTTACTGCTGTCTTGATGGCCTGATTATAGGAGATAGCGCCGCTCTGCACCTGCATCACTGCGTTGTCGAGCGCCCATTGGTACGCTTTTGCCGGTTCCAGCATCGTCCGCCCTGCGTCTACCAAAAACCCCATCGAAGCGGTGATGTTGCGGAACGCATCCTGCGTCTGCCGCCTGATTGCGTCAATGGCGGTTGCATCTACCAGCACGTCGGGATGTGTTACACGGGCAAGGTCTATGACCTCGGTGTAATACTTTTGGTTGCGATCTACCACATCGTCTATCAGCTCGTTTAGCTTTTTCTCGCTGATGCCGGTAGTCTGGCGTATGGCTTTCTCAATCTCTTTCGGATTGATGCCGTGCGACCGCAGCGCCTTGATGTCCTGCACTGTGACCTCGTTCAGCTCGTCCGCAACCTTGAGCCGGGAACATATCTCCATCAACAGCGTGTCCTCAAGTCCACGGTACAACTCCGCCAGCTCTTCGGGAAGGGCATCAAGTATTTCCGGCCGAAACGGATATTTCATTTGCTTTCCTCCGTTTCACGATTTCATCATAGTGCGGCTTCACCCGAATAACATTCCAGTCGCATTCTTCCGGCACTTTCCCGTAAAATATCACCCATTCCGGTGAAAGCCGTTTCATCATTTCCTCGTAGCCGCGAAGAAACAGCCGCTTGCTTTCCTTGTTCTGCTGTGTGCCCACCGAGGAAACCGCCACAACGCCGCCCTCCGGCTCGCCGTCAAAGCACCAATCATAGCTGCTTTTGTCGCTCCATGAGATAGTCGGATACACCGTGACCCCGTGTAGCTGCCAATATGCCGCCAGCCAGTGCTTGCGATAATGGTTATAGATCTGCATTGCAAGCGGCATATCTGTGTATGTGGAAAAATCCGGCGCGCATACCGCCGCAAACTGCGACAGTTTCGGAATGTACTTGACCGGCGTGTTCCAGTGCCTTACAAATTGATAATCGTCAATAAAGAAATGCACGATTTTATCTTCTGGGTTCTTTGCCGAAAGAAGATAGTTCCCCGGAACAAATTCCCCTTGTGGATACGCTTTGACCGGTTCGATCTGCGGAATATCGTACTTGCCCATGCCGGGGAATGTGAACTTGTCGAGATTTTCAAAGTTAATCATACCGGGCGCCATGTGCCGCTGCGCTTGTTAGCCCTGCGGTATTTCTTGCCGTTTACCGTAACTTCCAACGCGCCGGACTTTTGCGCTGTTACAAAGGCATTGGAAAACGCCTTGTTTTCTGCTGCTTTGCGGTTTTTACTGGACTGGTCACGCAATTTCCGCATGTAGCTATCCATTTCACCGCGCGCTCTTGCAGCTCTGTCTGCGGCGCTTCCTGTTTTCTGCGCCGTTGTCAGGCGCGCAGGCCCGCTTGCATAAGGATTGACTGCTCCTGCCGCCGTTTTGAGCGCCGTTGTTGCGAGAGTTGCCATCTGCCTTACTGCGTTCTTCTTTTCAGCGTCCGACAGCTCAAGCCCATTGATTTCAGCAGCGTTGCGCTCAAATGTGCGTCTGATAATATCGCCCATATCAGTGACAGACGCGGCGTTTGCTCGGTTAATATCCTGCTGTGACAAAAACCGAGCAAGGCTCATACCGCGCCCACGCCCAGATTCTCCGGCTCCAATGCCGCCACCGGCTCCACCTCTACCGCCCATTACTCTACCTCCGTTTCTTCTTCGGTCGTCATGTCCTGCATTTTCGGCAAAGCCGCCTTTGCGGTCGCCTCGTCCTCGTTAAACCAGCGCATACGAGCTTCCCAATCATTCATAATACCGTCAGAAAGCATCCGTTCCTCTTTGTTAAACTCGGCGTCTTTGTCCTCAATGATGCTGTCATCAAAGTCAATGGAGATTTCGACTTCCTCATCAAGTCCTGCGTCCATATAGCGATTGCCCATGCGAAGCAAAATGCGACACAGCCCCGTAATCGCTTGCTCGAGGATAATTTCATGCTTCCTAATCGTGCGGAACATGGTGCTATTCTCGCTAATGACCTGTGTAGCCGTGGCAATGCTTGTCTGATCAAATTTGTAATGATTCTCGCCAAAGCCGCATTTGCTCGACAATATGTTGAGCATATCTTGCATACCGGTGTTAAACTCTGCTGTACGCAGCGTCATATCGACCTGCTGCAAAATGTTTCCATCAGATGCGCGATCTTCCGGGAGAACGTAGTAAACCGTTTCGCGCTTATCAAAGACCGGCCTACCGTTGATGTCCTTGGTTGCTTCCGGCTGTACCACGATGCGCTTTTTCCCCAGCACAAACTCATTCACATAACTATCGTATGTAATATCAACGCTTTTGAGCTGGTCGATGGCGGAAGCGAACACTGCAACGCCCATAGGGTTATCTTCATCAGAGTTCGCAATGTTCAGGCGGTCGATGACAAACTGCGGCTTGGCGCTTCCTGTGTGGACAACAGGGGGGATTGCTTCAAATCCTCTCACGCTGGTTAATTGAACTTCCTCCGCATCGTACAGGTGGTTTTCAATGTCATATTCGCCGCCGCTCAGCCGATGCACCTGAATGTAGGTATATTCCGTATCATCAACTCGTTTTGTCCACGCGAAAGCGCACTCACGAATAATGCCATTGTCCCACGTCAGCGGGTAGATATTTGCAGCGGTTACATAGTTGATATGAATTCTTCCGGGGTTAGCGATCTCTGCTGTATCAGGGTCAACGCTCATATCCTCCATGATTGGAACATAAGCAACTGTACCAACAGCGGATTTCCGCTCCTGCAATTCATTGGATTTGACTTCCCAGTTATTATCGGCAAGAATCGCATCTACAAATTCCTGCTCCTTCTTGCCCTCAAGCGTGATATTCACGCGCTCGTTCATCAGCAGGTTTGCCCAGTCCTCGCAGACTTTCTTGCCCATGTTGACGGAATATCTGTGGCATTCCAGTTCTTCGATGCCATTCCACACCGTATAACTGTGGAAGTCTTTTACATCGCCGTCATACCATGATTTCCATACATCGATCAGGTCGTAGAATTTGCTATTGATCGTGTCAAAGCCCAATTCTTTAAGTGCTCTGCGAATGTTCACTGTTTCACCGTCCTCATGTGCCCTGCGCGCTCCAATTCCTTGTAGTACGGCTCAATGCTGTACTCAAATGCGTCAAGGCTGTCAATATCAGATGTTCCATCGTCAAGGCGCTCGTCCTCAAACTTATCAGGATCATAAATCGCAGTTTGCAGCGCATCAATCAGATGGGGGCAGTTGCGCGAAACCTTAAAACGCCCCTGCTTCATCAGCAGCACCACAATCCTGATCCTATCTGTGATTTGCAATTTCATTGCGTTCTTGACCTGCGTCCCGAGGTGCATTTTCTGCGCGGTATGATCTAACCCACGAATCAGCACCGTTTCCGCACTGTCTGCCCGCGTCTGGCTGTATCCGTACTTTGCCGTAACCATTTGGCAGAACGTGGCAAAGCGCCTATTCAATGCGTCAGGGTCAACCTCTTCGTTCTTGATGTATTCCTCTTCCAGTGCGACCACACGATAATCTTTTGTAATCCCGGTCGCCTGAAACTTTGTCGCAGACTTTGTCCCGCCGAAGTCAACACCAATGGAAATAACAGAGAATTTCGTTTCCTGTTCTTCCGCCCATTTCAAAGGGTCATCAATCAAATACTTTTCGGTGTTGTTGGCAAAGTCTTTGTAGACAACGCCCTCCGCCGCTACCCAAAGGCCGCGCACATACCGGTCATAGAAAATGCCAGCATACATGTTTTTGTAGCGCGCAAGCGTCTTCTCACTCAAACCGGGGTTGTCAGCCATTTCGAAGTGAAGATATAGTGTGTTCCGTTCGCGGTGTCGCTTAATCCACTCCTGATAGAACCAGTGATGCGGGCTGCCGGGGTTACAAGAGAACCACAGTTTTGCACCGTCCACAGAACATCGTGCAAGCGACTGTTCCACGAACGAGCGCGGCATTAGCACCACCTCGTCCAGCAGCACACCCGCCAGCGTGCGGCCTTGAATCAGCGTATAGCTGGCCTCATCCTTTCCGCCGAACACCTCAAAGTAATTCGTCACGGCGCCGCGCCGCACTTCCATCACCTTGTCACCACGCCGCCAGCGAATGATATATCGCTCTTTGGCAAGGCTCATCGCCGTAAACGGCACGATGATGTTCTTGGTACAGCTATCCACTGTGCGGCCACACACACCGAAGCGCTGACCGCTGAAATTCTCCATCGCCCAGTGGACAAATGACCACATCATGATAGAGGTCTTGCCAGAACGCACAGCGCCGTCGCAGATCAGCGCGTCATACTTGGAATAGGGGAAAGCGAGGATTTTTGCTTGCTTTGGGCTAATCATGTGGCATAAATACAACTACCATAGACGGAAATGGAGCAGAATTTTTACTTCCGCCAAATTTTAATCGTCCTCTAATAAACCGAATTTCCACATTGTTTCTTTTGTATATGTAATCGTGGAACCATTTTGTATCTGTTCTGGCAGGAAGTAGCATTACGACCGTAGACCCGCTAACGGATGCAAATAACGCTCGCCTCACCCATTGCCCGATGCCGCGCCCATATGGAGGATTGCACCACACGGTTCCTTTCCACGGATGTTCCAGTCCGTCTTGTTCCTCCGTATAGAACTTGTCGCATTTTGCATTTTCTGGAGTTGCACACACATCAAGTGTAAATTGAAATTCATTATTCAGTTTATCAAACAAATCTTGTGGCGTTTCCCATAAGTCTGTTTTACTGGAAAACATTAAATCTGTATTCATGTGTCACTCTCAAGCTCCTTTGCCATTTCCTTTAGGCTCTGACTGAGCGCGTCTTCCCTTACCGTGTCGGCAGGGCTGCCGCCTATCATCGCCCACTTGTCGATCAGCGTTCCCATCGCCGTTGTGATCTGGCTGAGATTCGCCGCCGCCAGCTTCTCTGGGTCGTTGAGCATTTCAAGCCCCTTGCCGATGAACGAACACACAAGGTCTTTGTGGTCGTTCATGTATTCCATCACATCGGCGGTGTTCTCTTCCTTTTTTTGCTCGCACTTTTCCACAATGTCGGCATTCGCCCGCACAAGGTTCTTAACCGTCGTTGCGGAAACGCCGTTGATTTTCGCTGTTTCGCAATAGTTGTTCGTCTGCACATAGTCCGCCAGTATTTTCTTTTTCTGCCGGTCTGTCAGACGCGCAGCCATTGTCACCACCTCAAATCAATTTTGCTACCAGCCCCCGCCCCTTGGCCTTACATAGCAGACTTTACCCGCCCCGAAGGGCAACAACGTGCCGCACTCTCAGGGCAGCGGCTCTCCTCTTTTGGCGCAGACAGCAGGGATTGAACCTGCATCGTCGCGAGCAATCCCGCCTTAATTGCCGCCGCTCTCCCAATTGAGCTATGTCTGCATATCGCGGGGGGCGGTGTGAAAAGATGAAAAGCACCGCGCCCCGCTATGGCGCAGGAGGTTTAACGCCATAAATGAGAGAACCGCAAAGGCTTTTACACCTCTGCGGCTCAATTCTCCCATAATTGCAATGCCCTGACTCACTTATAAGTGAGTTTTGCAAAATATTTTTATAAACTTTTTGGGTAGTCCGACCGCCCGAGCAGATAATCAATAGACACGCCAAAATAGTCAGCAATGCTTATCAGCGCGTCCATTGACGGTTTCTGCGTCCCCATCTCGTAGCGCTTGATTGTGTTGCGGTTCAGCCCGCACAGCTCAGATAACACGCAGCGTTTTAACTGATGGCGCTCGCGCAATCTCCGCAGCCGGTCAGGAAACGTGCTCATTCCTCACCCGCCTTGCGTCTCAACCTGTAGTTTTCCGTTTCCAGCTGATTAACCAAATCGTCACGAGACTTCAACTTCGCCCACAGCGCTTCAATCGTGATTTTCGCCTCGTCCAATGCTCGCAGTTGCCGGTCGATGTCCTTTTGATTCATCGCGCATATCCTTTCCGCAGTAAGGGCAAAAATTGCTCTCAGTGCTTGTTTTTAGTTTGCACGCTGGGCACATGAACCGAAACGCCCAATCTGGCCACGGCGTACCATCATCACCACGGGTAATAACGACCCACTTACTCACGGCTCAGCGTTCTCTTGGCCCATGCCCACAGGTTTCGCCACGGGTGGACTTCTGCGTAATTGGCGCGCCCAAGCTCAAAAGCGGCTCTATCCGTCATTTTAGTTACGTCATTCCGCAGCGCGTTCTTTTCAGCTACAGAATCCGTCAACTCTGCATTTGCCCGCCCAAGCGCCGCCTCGGTATCGGCGAGCTGTTTCTTTAACTCATCCAATCGCCTCACGGTAGCCGCTCTATGCTCGCTTAACTCTTTTTCCAATTCGGCGCGTTTGTTCCGCAGATCAGTCACGTCCTTCTTTGACGCCTGCCACGCCCTCCAATAATTCTGTCCCTGATCGTTCAAAAGCTTGGACGCAGCTTTTGACGCATCTAAATCCGCTTTCAGCTCCTCAACGGAATGTGCCTTAGCCATCAGGTCGGTTCGCAGTGCAATCCTTTCCGCCGTTTCCTTTCTCAGCTTTTCGATCAGATCGGCGTTTTCGCTTTTGAGAGATTCAAGCCGCTCTGCGGCCTCCTCCACCATCTTCGCCATCTGGTCTTTGGTGTACTTCTTGATGTTGATGCTCATAATTTGGCTCCTTTCATTCGTAGTTGTTCTTCCCGTCCCCGGTCGCTCACGATGCTCACGACCTTTACGTCGCCGTATCGCTCAATGTCCATGGCGATTCGCTCCTTGATGCCCTGCGCGTCAGCGGCGGGGACGTTGGCTTTAATCGTGATCGTCAGCATGGAGTGCCTCCCTCTCAATCTCAAGCGAACGTTCGCGCAAGTCCCCAAATCCATACTCGTCTTGCCATCCTAACTCAGAAGACGCTTTCTGACAGCTCTCGCACAGATAGCACGTCCACGGCGCACCATCGAAAACGCAACTGCGCTCCATCATAGCCCCTTGCTCGAATTTGCGCCCGCAACCGAAGCACACATGAGCCGCCCGCGTTTTAACAACCTTTCGCCCAACAACGTCCATGCGTTATCCCTCCTTCGGCTCGCCGTAGCTGCAAAAGTCGTCTTGCTGCATCGGCTTCCCACTTAACGTGCAAAGAGCCTCGCCTGATGACACCGCAAAGCTATTGATATATGCATACTTGCAGTCCTTACACCGCGTCACCGGCGCAACATCAGCAGCGGGCGCAACGGCCAAGGCGTGTCGGATAAGCCTTTTGGCTGTCGCGACCGTAACGGCACATCGTTCGTCATTCGGGTCGTCCGGTCGAATCAGCGCAAACACCGCTTTACACTCGATGTATTTAGTCATTGTCAGCCCTCCCATAAAACGCCTCCAAGTCATCCTGTGCCTTGTCAACAAAATCTAAGCAAGCCAAACATTCCGGTAACGGGGCATCCGTCATGGGGTCAATCCTACCGAGGCAGTAGATGCGGTCTTTTTCACCGTCGTTCCATTCGTGGGACGGGCGCCCGCGCTCACCCAGCGCACACTTAACAGTTGCCATTGTCGGCCCTCCTGTTCCACTTTTCGATGATAAATTTGGGTTCGCTATATACGCCACTTTCAAAATCACACTCTGGACAGTATATATAGCACTCTTCTGGGCTGTTGCCATCTACTGTTTCAAGTATTGCTTCTCCGCCGCAGAACGGGCAAGGTTTCAGGTCATACATCCTTCGTCGCTCCACATAGCACCAGCTCTGGGGCGGGCGGCGAAGCGGCAAAGCCCCATTGTTGCAGATACCGTTGTTGTTGCTATACATGGCGCAGGCCTCACAGGATAGGTCATTAGGGCAAGACCGCCGGAACTCCTTCAAGTCCCGCGGCTGGTCATAAATGCGCAAGTCGGAGATATGCCAGCCGTAAAGCGGTGTTCCGTGTCCATAATCCCATAGTGCTCCATTTTCAAGACAAGTCTGGAATACATAATCATCGTCAATGTCATAGATGCCATACGGATCGTTTGCCGGGACAAGTCTATCTATGCGATCGCAGGTAAATTCCCCGATGACTTTGCCATTACACCGACAAACGGTATTTGTGCGATAGTTGAGCTTGTCCAGTTCCCCGCAGGACACAGAAATGTAAGGGTGATCCATAGTGCAATAGATATAGCACTTGAACGGTGTTTGCAGCTTCGGTCGCGTTTTTCGTACCTCGATGGTTTTCTCACCATTGACGATCTTCTCGCACCACTTCGGGCGGATGCTCAGCATAACAGCCTTACTCATTTTTCATTGCCTCCAATGCCGCTTCCGCCGCCTCGCGGGTGAGGAATACGGTCTTGCCGAAGCCCTTTATCGATACTCCGTATTCCCTTCCGCGAGCGCCTATTGGCTCGATGCCAACAAAGCCAATCTCATTACCCAACCCGATCTGCTTAACCTCGCACTCGCTTATATGCTTGTCCGTGTCCAGTAAGGCAAACACCCGCTGGCCCACCTTGCACGGCAGCACCACCAGCCGCCCGTCCTTGTCAGCCTCGGCCAGCTCGCGCAAGCGATTAAAACTGCAAAGGCTTTCCAAATCAGCAAGACGCATCAGCTTCAGTGTGATCTCGTCCGCCTTATCTTTCGGCAGAACTTCTTCCGGCGCCCACCCGCTGTCCTCGTAGGCGGCGATCCGATCCTTGAGGCGATTGCGGCAGTACAGCGCGGTGCAGCTATCCATCGGCTTACCATGCTTACCCGTCCAATCCGCTTTACACTTCTGGCAGTCCATCATTGCCTGTCCATCGGTGTCGCGCTTCGTCAGTCGTTCCATTACTCCACCTCCTGCGGCCAGAACTCGCGGCGGCACTCGTAGCAAGTTATCGGAGCGGCATCTTTTTTCTTCGGGCACACGTTGTCTCCATAGACATCTGCTGGGCAGGCGTACAATACACTTTGACGATCAATCCTTGCACAAGGATAGTTGCCCAGAAACACGCTCTGCCGCGTCTTGACGGGATTCATCTTTACCCATTCCTCAACTTCGGCCACAACGTCCTCTGGCGAATCCGTCTCTCTGCCAACGCGTAGATAAATGAAACGATTCTTCGGCACTCCCTTTTCATCCATGCGTCTCAACTGCTTGATAAATTCAATAGCGTCCATAATTACCTCCCTAAAATTTGAAGCTCTCTTTGAGCTTGATTCCGTGTACCTCCGCCGTAAAATAGCTGCCCTCAAATGCGGCAGACTTCCAGCTAAATGGTTCGCCAATGTACATAGTCATTCCCCCCCAAATCTCAATTTTGTCACGGCAATGGGGAATTCTTCGATCTCGCTCGCCCAGCGTGCCGTTCCCTTGCCGTTGTGCCGCTCGAACACCAGCGGGAAGCCGCCTATTCCGTCAAACAGGCTTCCCATCATAACAGGGCGTAGATATTGCGCACTGATGCGCTTTGCCAGAAAGTCCCAGAATGGCAGGGCGATGGAGTTGCCCAGCGCCTTATAGCGCGGGCTGTCGCTTGGCTTGCGCAGTTTGCCCTTGCTGTCGCGCCACTCGCCGATGTCAGTCCATTGGTCGGGGAACCCTTGCAGCCGTTCGCACTCCATCGGGGTAAGGCGGCGCACGATCATGCCCGTTCTCACGGTGTTCTGCAAATTGTAGCTGACCCCGCCGTTTGATTTGGCCTGTAACGTTCCGTTTGTTTCGCCCCCCTCGCAAAAGTTCCGGCAGTCGACGCTTGCAATATATGCCGCCATATCTTCACGGCATGGGTCACTCGCCCTTGCTCTCAACGTAGGCGAGATTTCACTCGATACGACCAACATATCGTTGTAAGCGTCCTGCCCGTTGTAGCTACCGGCATGAGCGCCGGGTGAAAGCGTACCTGTCACCTCTTGGTACGTCAGCGGCACTTGGTTGCCGCCGGTGCCCATCCTTGCTTGCAAACTGGGAACGACCTCGCCACACTCGCGGATGACGTCACAAGCGTGTGTCATATCCAGTGCCACGACCGCGGGCTTGTTACCTCCGCACTCCGCACACAGAGTGGGGGCTTGCTCCTCGGCGTAGCCGATGCTTCGCGCTTGCTCGCTGTTGCCGAGCTTAAACCCGGCGCATACAACCGGCTGATTGTTCCCGCTCATGCCGGCCGCTGCGGTAAGTGTAGGTGATCGGTCGTCTGTCCGAAGTTCTGCGCCGCCCTGCTGTGTAGCCATGCATACGACAACATTAGATGGTCTCGATGGTCTGTTTTCTCCTTCTGCCCGCAATGTTTGAACGCCATTCTTCCAATATCCAACACCTGTTTCTCCGTAAGCATGTGCTATACTTTCGCCTGTTCTACCAGCACCGCTTTCAGAATCTCCGGTAAGTCTTTCCCGCGCCGCTCCGCTCTCCGTAAGATACACTGACACGCTTTTGCGCTCAAAGAGTATTTCGCCTGCGGTGTCTCCTCCAAAATCTGCGACAACCGAGATACGACGGCGACGTTGGGGGACTCCCCAGTGTTGCGCGTCATGCACTCGCCAAGCCACGCTCCATCGTCCTCCCACTTCATCGTGGTAGCCCCCCCAGGTGTTCCAACCCTTTTCAGGCACTTCAATATCGGGGGCTTCCGGTTCTGCGATGTGGATGATCTCTTCGAGGACTGCCGCGAAGTCTCTCCCTTTGTTGCTTGAGAATGCTCCGGGCACGTTTTCCCAGACCATAAACCGAGGTCTGACCATGTCACCTGTCCGTCCGTTCTTTCTGTCACGTTCTCTCATCTCCTTTACGATGCGGACCTGTTCCATGAACAATCCGCTTCTTGCGCCGGCCAATCCAGCACGTTTTCCTGCAATGCTCAAATCCTGACACGGTGAGCCGCCCGTGATAACGTCCACGGCCTCGATCTCCGCGCCGTTGATTTTCGTAATATCGCCAAGGTGCTTCATCTTCTTCCCTCGCATTCCGCCATTTCGCCAAGCCGAAACTGACTGATGCGGCGCACTTCGCGAACGTTTTTGAGCCGTTCGCCCAACTCTTTTTCTGTCAACATCTTTTCGCTCCCTCATTTCGTTCGTTGATAGCGCCTCGTCTTAAACTGCCGCGCGCCCCAATAGGCACCGCGTTCCTGCGTTTGGCGCGCTTCTTCTTCCTTCGCCTCGGTGTACTTGGCGATATCCGCCTGATAGTACGGGCAATCGCCGTGACAGCCTACGTGCCGCATTGGCGGCTTGCAGCTGTGGCAGTGTTCAAAGCTCATGGGCGCCCTCCACGCTGCGGATCGTCACCGCCGTAAACGGCTCACCGTCCGTGTAAATTTTCTGTCCGCAAACGCTGAACACGGCAGAATCGTCCTTGTAAGCGTAACCGTTAAGCGCGTCCAAAACCGCCTTGATGATGTTATCAATATCGCCGCGCTTGAGGTACGGGGTTAAATGTAGCTTTTGCCTTTTGCTCTTTGCCGTGCCGGATGGGATGGGGTAATAAGCATTGACCATCACGTCAAGAGCTTCTCCATCCTCAAACGGCTTTTCCCCGCACTTGAGCCATGCCGCGCGAATTTCTCCCTCGAAAATCTGCGTGCTTTTTGGAGTGTATGTCCCATGCCGCGTAACACGCGGTCTGCCCTTTGGTACAGGCCTTCCGTCCACGGTAAATAAAACTACTCGCTCCATGCGTCACCCTCCCATTTCGGCGGCAGCCGCTTCCCACGTTAGCTTGTGTTCTCTTGCATAACGCGATACGCTCGGCATGAATTCCTCCTGTTCGGCTATCCGCTCGATGTATGGCTTCATCCACGCCACCGAAACGTGCGGTGAAACTGCGCCCCTGATCTTTGCAAGCACTTGGCCGACCTTCGGGGGGAATCCCCTCGTATCCTCGGCAATCAGCGCATTCACTGCTTCCATCGCTTCGGTGGGGTCTTCATTGCCCAGCATGTCCGACCAGAGGGAAACCAGCTCTTCGGCTTCTGCGCGGGTCATCTTGGCATAGGCCTGCGGATATGCCTGTTTCAATCGCCCCAAAAGGCTAATCACGTCAGCTCTTTCCACGGTTCTTTTCCTCCTCCAGCATCTCAGCGAATACATCGCCGCCCGGCCGTGTCTGCGGTGCTTTATTGGCCCATCGTTCCCACTTCTCCGCATTTCTGCAAGCCGCTTTCCAGTCTTTCATGGGGGTCTTGCCGACCAACCACCCTTTTGACTCGTAAAAGTCGATGAACCCCTGTGGGTCTACGGGCGATTGGCGTTCAGCCACATAGGACTGAACCTCTGCGAGTGTGGGGGGCGTGAAGCGCTTCGCGCGAGAAATAACACTTTGTCCTTGTCCTTGTCCTTGTCCTTGTCCTTGTCCTTGTCCTTGTCCTTGGCTTTTTTTGGTTTCTAAAAAACCGCTTTGGTTTTTTTGGTTTTCCTTGGTTTCCAAAAAGCCGCTTGTTTTCGGCGGTCTGCCGCCCTTTTTGCCGTTCTCTCGGTAAACATTGGAGGCGGCTTCCTGCGCCTTTATGGACTCGTCAATATCCCGCTGAATTGCGGGCCAAATAAACCTTTCGGGGCCTTCAAACTTCGGCTGTTCTCCGTTTTTCCGGTAAGCGAGCATCGCCCGGACGATAGCCCCGATCGACTCGTCGTCATACTCGCGGAAATAGTCCTCGTAGCTCAGCCAGAGCTTGACATATTCTTTGCTCTCCGCCATACCGTCACCGCCTTAAAACGGCAGCTCGCCGTCGCCCTCGCCGACCTCTGCAAAGCCGCCTGCGGCGCTCTCTGTGGCGTATTTCGGTGCGGCGGTGTTGTTATCCTCCGAGCGCCTATTGTCTGCGAAATACACGCTGTCAGCCTGCACCTCGTAGCTCCTGCGCTTGTTGCCGTTCTTGTCCGTCCAATCGCGCATCTGCAAGCGCCCCTCGACGCCGATCATGCGACCCTTATCGGCGTAGTTGCAGAGCACCTCCGCCGTGCCGCGCCATGCGACAACGTCGATCCAGTCTGTGCCGCCCTCTTTGCCGTTGCGATCAACGGCAAGAGGGAACGACACAACGGATACGCCGCTGTTCGTCTTTTTCAGCTCCAAGTCACGCCAGATGCGTCCCATCAGGCAGATTCGATTCATGCTCATTTCAATTCCTCCTCGCTTTGGTGTTGGTGCAGATAGAGCACATGGCTCTTGCCGATGGCGGCGTTTTGGGCGAGCCATGCGCGCGCCTGCTCGCGGGATAGATGGCTCTCCATCGCGCGGCTCTCATAGCTGAATTCTCCCGCCTCCAGCTTGCGCTTCATGCGCTCCTGTATCTCCTCTTCGCCGTAATTGGCTTCGATCAGATAAAGGTCGTAGTCCTGCGCCACAATGCCGTCCAGCGAGGCGCAGTCCGTCGCATAGAACACGCGCTCGCCGTTTGCAAATTCGATATGCCACGCACAATTCGGAACATCGTGAGGAATGGAATTGTAGGACACACAGACGGGGTAGAGAAGGGAACAGGAGTAGAACAGCACATGGCCTGCCATGCCCTCGTCGGTCACGCGGCGGTCCACGCCGATGCGTCCCATCGGTTCCATGAGCCACGGAGGGACGCACCAGCGCAGCGCAGGGCGCAGGAAGTGCAGGCGCTTGATGGTCTCGGGGTTGAAGTGGTCGCCGTGAACATGCGTCAGCAGGACGAGCCTCAATCCCTTGCAGTATGGTTCGAGTTCCCGAAATGGAACGCCGCAGTCAATGAGTATTTCATCATTCAGCAGTACGGCGTTCCCCTTGGAGCCGGTCGAAATGACCTTGACCTTACAGATCATTCATGCTCACCTGCTTGGTGGTGCCGGTCTTTCCGTCGTCCGGCGTACCGAGGGCGTCAGCGGGAGCGGGCAGCTCGTCCTTGACCTCGCCTGTGGTCTCGTCCACTTCGACGGTCGGGAGATCAAAATACTGCTCGCGGCTCGCGCGTCCCTCTTTCAGTGAGGTATACACATTACGCAGGCGCACGATGCTCTGCGCCGTGAACGCTTCGGCCTTGCAGCCGATGTACTTTTCAAGGCACTCCATCGGTACGCCGAAGTCATCCTTGAACGCCTGTCCCATCTTGCGTACGCGGTCGATCATGGGTTCATCGCTCTTTCCCATCATCGTCTTGGTACACGCCGCAAGAGCGGCGTCTACCACGTCGCCGGGGATAATGCCAAGAATGCACGCGCGCATACGGCGCGCGCCCTGATTGGCGACCATTTCATAGATGTCGCGCGGGTCGGTGAGGGCAACGCTGCCTTTCTTGGTGTAGCGGATATGCGGCACGGTGAAGATCTTCGTCTGGCGGGTGTTGGTCTCCAAATCCCAGCAGTAGGCCATGACGGTACTCTCGCCGTTCTTCTGCTCCAGCTCGGTAATGCCGAAGTCGAGGTTGCCCCAGTTCTGCGCCATGACCTCGGCGAGACGGATCGAGGGGCCGGTCACGTTCTCGCCGCCGCGCGGGTATTCATAGATCGCGCGCTCGGCAAGGCTCTTGCGCTTGCAGGCGTTGAGAATGCGGTTGTTCGCTTCGATCTCGTCACGGGGAAAACGCTTGGCGACGACCATTGCCGCCTGTACCTCCTGCGCCTGACGGGAGATCATCATTTCGGCGTTCACGCTCTTGGCGCTCACAACTTCGGTGCTGTTGTAGGTCTGCATTTCGTTCATGGTAATATCCTCCTTAAAATAATCATTCGTACTGATAGCCATTGCTGACAAGGAATTGCTTCAAAAGGCGCAGGCGCTCGCGCGTATCGGTCACGCGGAACGACACCGTGAGGCGTTCGACCGCCGCCTGCTCCACGCGCTTCGGGACGACCTGCGGGGCTGCTGCGACGGTATCTCCAGCAGCGCGCGCTGCTGGAGTAACCGTGTGGCGTTTCACGGCCTCGCGCTCCTCCTCGGCGCGGCGGTGACGCTCGTTGACAACGGAGATCGCAAGCGAGAGGTCGAGGTTATTTTTGTACTCCACCATGATCTCCGGCGCGTTCTCGCCCATCGTGCCGATGGTTTTCATGTCCTGCGCCACGCCGTCCACCTTTAGCTTGATCTGCTCCATGTGCTTCTTCGGCGTCTTGGCTCTGGCGCTCGCCATATCGACCTTAACGCCGGTCTGCCCGAACGAAAGGAAGTCGATCTCGTTGACCGCGCACAGCTCCCGAAAATAGCCCAGCAGCATTTCCTCGCAGCGGCTCTTGATCTCGCTTTCCGTCGCGTCGATCTTGGCTTTCAGGTCTGCGTCGGCGCGCTTGTACGGGTCGGCGATGCACTCACGGTAGACGGATTCGAAGCTGTCGTACTTCTCCATGATTGCGGCTTTAATGGCCTTGCGCTGGGTCTCGGCATCGGCAAACTCGCGGTTCATTTCGGCGCGAATGTTCTTCACGCTGGTTAAGGTCTCGTCGGTGCAGACAAGGCTCATTGCCTCTGCGACGCGCTGCTCCGTCTGCTCCTTCCGGCTCCTCAAATGCTCCTCGATCACGGGGAGTTGAGTCACTTTCATCAGGGTGTTATCCATCTTCGGTCTCCTCCAATTCTTCAAAATACATTTCCTCTGCGCCGCAGTCCGGGCAGAACTTTTCCGTCACGAGGACATAGCCGTGCTCTCCGTCAAGATTTTCGCGCCGCCGCATAACGTCCGGCTCGTCAAAAATGAGGTGACAGCACATGCAGCGATAGATCATTCCTCCGCCTCCAAATACACCATCGCGCTCTGCACGCCAAATCTGCGCGCCGCCTGATGGTCGTTGAAAAACACGTCGATGTGGTTCCCGTTTATACCACCACCGCAATCCTCGGCGATATAGCTGTGCTGCGTGCCGTCCGGCCAGATCAGCAGAACGTGCGCCCCGTAAGGAATCAACTTGGGGTCGACCGCAATCGTGCGCCCCTCCGTTGCCAGCGTGCCGGTCGCGGTGTAGCCGCTTGCCCACTTGCCGCAGCAGCAGCGTCCGGGGCAATAAGCTGTCAGCGTAAACTCGCCAAGAAAAACGTCGTTGCACACCGCGCTTTCGGTCGCGGGAATGTCCCACGCGGGATCATGCTCCTCTACGATGGGTGCTCCTTCCGGTTCCTCATCGACCGCCTGCGCGCTGGTGGCGAGGATTGAGATCGCGATCAAGAGAATCGTCGCGCCCAGACACGCCGCCGCAAACAGCGCCGATTCGTCGGCCTTGCGCTGCTCTCTCGTGCGCTTGTCGTGTCGCCTCACCGTCTGCACCCCCTGTCGATAAACGGCAGTAGGTCATACAGCGCCTTGCACACCGCGCACGCGCCGATGACGGCAAGCCCCGTCGTGAAGTCGCAGCCGTTGAGCGCGATCACCGCCGCGGCGATGCCGCCGAAAAACAGCGTGTCAATCATGCTTTTCTCCCTTCTTCTCGTTCGGCACAAGGCCGACAAACTCAAGGCCGCGACCACGTGCGTAAATCTCGCCCATGATCATCCCCAGTTTTACAGGGTCCGGGGGCGTGACCCAGATGATCTTGTATTCTGGCTTTTTTCTCATTGCCTTTTCCTTTCTTCCGTGCTACAATAAGCACGGACACAATATCTTGTGGTGAGATTTGTCCCACCCGCCCCGCTCGATGCTGCAACATTGGGCGGGGCATTTTTATGCTTTGCGTTGCGAATCAGTACCATGCCATAGCGTAGCGTCAAAACTCCACGCAATTCCGCTGCATCACTTCGCTGAACTATTCCGCTGCGTTGCCTTGCATTGCCTTGCTTTGCCTTGCCTTGCTATGCCGTCGCTAGTCTCTGCTTTTCGCTGCCATGCCGTCGCCATGCCCTGCCACGTCGGGCTAAGCGCTTCCATTGCTGCTCACGGCGAATCTAAGCGATTCCATTGCTGTTCGGTTCTGCGCCTCACGTATCCTTTGCTGTGCCGGTCTCGTCATTGCTATGCAACGCTCTTCCATTGCAACACGTTACCAAGCCAAGCCTTACCATCGCAATGCCGTGCAAGGCTCGTCCATGCCACTCCATCGCGTTACTCGATTTCCTCCCAGCGGAATCTGCCTTTCCCACTGTTTCGCCACTGTCCAATGCCGGAAAAGCGGCCATAGTCCAGCCAGTCGCGCACAACGTCGATGTGGTCATCGCACAGACAGACCACCGTAAACTCACACGTTGCCCCGGCGGGAATTTCCTCGCTCATTGCAAGGCTGACGCGCTCGCCCTGCGCCGTCTGCGCTCTCAGCGGGCGCTGGCACTCCTTGATCTCGCCGTCAAAGAGAATTGGAATGGTGCGCGGCTCGGGGAAAATCAGCTTGTCGATTTCCTTTTTGTAAGCCTTGATTTTGCTGCTGGACGAACCCTTGACCTTGCGGAGGCCGCCGCAGGTGTCCTTGAAAAAGCCCTTGATCTGATAGTCGTACAAAAACGGCGTGCCGTCGTCCAGTCGCGGGAAAATGGTCATGGACTTCTCGGCAACCGCATCCGCTCCCAGTGCGGCGACCTCGTCCTCCACGCTCGCCGCATCCGGCGCGTGACTGCCGATAAACTCGCGGTAGATATCAGGGTTCGCGGGGCTGGTGCCGAGAATCGGCTCAATAAACGTGAGCTTAACTTTGAGTTCCTTCATCTTTCATTTCCTCCTGTTGTGTGTCAGTTCTCTTCGCTGGGATTCAGCAGCGAATCCACGGTAACGCCGAAGTGCTTTGCCAGCTTCTTGACTTGGCGCGGATGCGGGCGGCACACGCTCTCTTTCCAGTTTTTGATCGACGTCTGCGATACGTCGATTTCTTTTGCAAGACGATAATTCGTCTCGCCGCGCTCAGTTTGCAGCCGAGCCAGATTCTCAGGGAAACTCAATTTATCAACTCCTTTCTTAGTGTTGCCCCCTTCAATCCCATCGTGATAAAATGGAGTAAAGAAGGGAGGTGAATTACCTGTGAAGCAATTTTCTGATTTTCAAAAATCCATAAACTTCAACAAATTGGATTACGATATGTCGAAGATGGCCGATAAATCACTTTTGCAATCAAGTGATTTATTTACGCAGGAACAATACGATTTTTTGACAAAAACAACCGCCGTCATGCTTCTTGGGCTTCTTCGTCAGTATCACGAATGGCTGAACGAAAAGAATTAACCATCGTTTCAAGGCAGTCCGAGATTGTAGTTCGCCCAACTTCTTTCTCGCCGATCAAAACTGAAATTTCCCTGCTTCGCTGGCCTTGTAGTGCAAGTACAAGGTCAGCGATTTCTTTCGCCGTTGCCTCGATTTTCATTTTTTCACCTCCAAAATTAGAGTATTCTATTGACAAATTGGAGTATTGGTGCTACTCTAAGTTTTGCTACAAACATTGATTCGCGCCAGCTCGATTTGTCGGGGTGGTTCGGTCTTTTATTGCCTGTCCACGAATTTAATTATACTCAAAGTTTACGTATATGTCAATAAAACTTTGAGCGGCATATTGCACAAAGTTTGAGGTAATTTTATGGCGTTTATGCAAAACCTAAATTACTGTATGCAGAAAAAAGGGTACTCTGCGTACAGACTTGCGAAGATAATCGGAGCAAGCAATCAAGGTGTTTTGCTTTGGCAAACTGGAAAAAATACCCCGCACCCAAAGACCCGCCAGAAGATCGCCGACCATTTCGGCATCACCCTTGCCGAGTTGGACGGCGACGAGCTTCCCGTCCTGCCGGAGCAGGGCGCAAAAAAAGCCCCCGCCACAGATGGCGAGGGCGAAAAGGACGCGCTTATTAAAGCTGTCAGGGAAATAACCGATAAAGATACGGCGCTGGCTGTTTTCGATGAGCTTAGTAAAAAAATGCGGGAGCTGATGTAATGCCTACTTTCTACCCATCGAATCCGCAAGACCCCATGAAAACCGAAGCGGAGCGGAAAGACCATGAGCGGCTGCAAAAAGAGCAAGGCGAAAAAGAACGCCGCGAGAAAATGCGGTTTATTATTACTGCTGTTCTTTCTGGCATTGCGGCGCTCGCTGCTGTTGCAGGAGTGATAATTCAACTTGCTTGAGCGCAATTAGCGTGTCAATCTTGTCTGAGATTTCCTTCAATCCAAATACAACGTCGTTGATCTGGCCTTTCATGATGATGCTGTTCTCTGCCAGTTTGGAAATGTCAAGCTCGTAGCTCTTCATAGCACACCTCTTTCTTTTAATTTTAAAAATACTTCTGCGCAATCCGCAGCGGATAACTGGTCTATCATTTCAAGGATTTGTTTGCGCAAGCTCTCGGGGCAATTTTGATCGTTCGCGCTGCTTTTATTGCCTTTCCGCATAACCTGTCCTTTTATTGTACCATTTTTCACGTCATTACACAACATTTTGTGTCCCTCCAAGTAATTATAGTAACGGGGCTATATGTCGATTGTCGCACATAGCGGTGCAAGCATCAATATTTCGAAGTAAAGGCCCCGCCGCCCTCTGCAACAAACGGCGGGGCCTTTTTGCAGCCAGCGGGGAGCGGTCGCCGCTGCTTGTCTTCACCGTACAGCACCCAGCACTGCACTTTCAAGGCTTAGATTTGACCCTTTGACAGTTTCCGACAAATTTCATTGCTACAAAAAAGTGCAACATTTGCACTGAAAGGATATGATGTTAAGTGAACATTCAGAAACGATGTCAGGAGCAAAAAGACTTGTTAAGACTAACGCATCAAGATATTGCTGACAAAGCAGGCTTACCGTTGCAAACAGTAAAAAATTTTTTCTCCCGCGCATCTAAGTCCCCATCAGTTTACACAGTCGCTGCGATTTGCAAAGTGCTTGGCATCTCCATTGATGAAGCGTTCGGAATTTCCGAACGGTTGACCAGGAACGAGGAAACATTGCAGGCGCGAAACGATGAGCTGGAACGCCATGTTGACGCAAAAGCAGACATGATCGAGATTATGCGGCGCGGTGTCCGTATTCGAAACGGCGTGATTGCTATAATGTTTGTCATTATCGTTCTGCTGGCCGCATGGTGCTTGTACATTGATTGGAGGGGGATTTGATGATAGCGGCATTGATGAGAGTGGCTTTGATAAGAGTGGCATTGTATATCCGCGTCTCAAGCGAAGAACAGGCGCGGCATGGCCTGTCCCTGCAAGAGCAGCGGGACGCGCTGATGAGATATGCCAAAGAACACAAGATGACCGTGGTGGGCATATATGAGGACGCAGGAATATCCGCGCGAAAGCCGTATAAAAAGCGCCCCGCGCTTCTGCGGCTGCTGGATGATTGCAAAGCGGGAAAGGTAGACACGATCCTGTTTATCAAGCTTGACCGCTGGTTCCGCAACGTCGCCGGGTACTACGACGTGCAGACGCAGCTGGACAAATACGGTGTGACATGGCAAGCGACGGAAGAGGACTACGAGACGCGCACTGCGTCCGGGCGCTTGAAGGTCAACATCATGCTTTCCGTCGCGCAGGACGAGGCTGACCGCACGAGCGAGCGGATCAAATTTATCAATGACGGAAAGCGTGCAAAAGGACAACCGGCAGGGTCAAAAGCCCCTTTAGGGTATATCATCAAGGACAGGCAATACCAGATCGATAACGGCACGGCAGATGCCGCGCGAGATATGTTTGCGGCGTATATCAGGCTGCAAAGCGTGCTTGGCGTAAAGAGGTATATGCTCGAGACATGGGGGATTGACAGGGCGTATACAAAGTATGTAAACTATTTCCGGAACCGGCTTTATATCGGCGAGGTGTACGGCATCGAGAACGCTTGCCCCGCCCTGGTGAGCAAGCAGGATTTTGACATTGTAAACGATATCCTCCGTCAGCGGTCGCAGCGCTGCACGGGAGTTGAGACAGATCGCGTTTATTTGTTCTCCGGCTTGCTGCATTGCAAAGAGTGTGGGAAAACGATGCAGTCGGAAACGGCAAAGCAGATTTATACCTACTACCGATGCCGGACGCGAATGCTTGACAACTCCGCGTGCCAGCACAAAAAGAGGATTCGCGAAGACGCGCTGGAAGATTACTTATTGCATGAGCTTGAAGGAATTGCTGAGCGAAACAATCGCTATTACAAAAAGGCAGAAAAAAAGCCCACGCAAAGCGCGGACGCGATACGAAAGAAAATGAGCAAGCTGAAAACGCTTTATCTTAACGACTTGATTGAGCTGGACGAATACAAGAAAGAGTACACCACATTAAAAAAATCCCTCGAAACGGTAGAGGAAAAGCCGAAGGCAAACCTTGATGCGCTCCGAAATGGACTTGCTGAATATGATACATACTCGCGGGAAGAAAAAAAGGAATTCTGGACGCGCTTCATCCGGAGAATTGATGCAGATGACGACGGCGCGTTTTTTGTAACGCCACGTTAGGCATATTTTGCCTTTGCGTTCCAAAAGGTAAATTATGCCCAAAAGAATCCCCCGCCTTACGACGGGGGTGTTCTCATTTTTCGAGCTTGCGCATGACGCTATTATAGACGCGCTCGTTCACGATTTTCAAACTGTCCATCAGCTCGTCCATGATCTCCCACGCCTTGTCCGGCGGAACATCTGCCACTGCGCGCAGAAAATCGCTGTCGCCGTATGTTTCGACGTTGACCGGCGCGGGCGCTGCAGAGTATGCCGTTGGCAAAGCTCTCTCCCTGATGCCGCTTTGCTGGTCACGGATAGCATACAGCACGGCAAGGCGCTCATAGTTTGTCCAGCTTGATTCTTCCGTTTCAAGGCGAGCTATCCAGCGCTTGACCTCGTTCTCGTCGACCATAGGGGCGCACCCCCTTTAGCCCTCAATCGTGTCCATGCAGCGCTGGATGGCTCTGCGGATGCTTTCGTCGTCGGCGTTGTCCAGCATTTCCTGCAACTGGCGTTTCATGTTGTCAATGCCGCCGTCACGGGAATAGTGTCCGCGCACATAATGCGTGCCGCGTCTCGCATTGGACATATCACGATCATAAGCGCCGCGCATACCCGACTGCCAGTCTCCGTCGCGGGAATATCGGCGAGAATAGTCTTCATCGCGGGAATAGCCGTCGTCCTCCATCATCTCGATCTTATCGATATTTTTGATGGTGTCGGTAATCTTGTGTGCGATCTCAAGGTCCCCCGCGCCAAGCTCGCCCTTGCGTGCCAGCTCGTCGAGTTCGTCGCACAGCATATTGCGCAGATCATACATTGCTTTCTTGCTCATGTCCATTCTCCTTTCACGCGATTCTCTCAACCGTCAGATTCGAGTTAGCGAAGTTGACGTCCTGAGTGCTGGTGTTTTCCATTGCGACCGTCAAGCAGCAGCCTTTCGGAACGCAGACCTGTGCGGAAACATAAATGTTAAAGTAGTTTTCTACCGCCGCAGGCGTGACGGTAGCCGTTGCACTGGTCAGCGGTTCTCCGTTAATGGCAAGCGCCGCCGTGATGGCCTCGACCGTGCCTCCGGTGGGAATAGCGATGTTGCCGCCATAGGAGACCCTAAACAGGGCGCGATTTTGATTGGTGAGGCCGCGAAGCGTGACAATGCCTGCGCCCTGACGATGCACGATACAGGGCTTGCTATTGATCGCAGTTTCCGTCAGCGGGACGTTTTGCCCAGCAGCAACAGAAACAATAGCGGAATTACTATATTCAGCCATTTTTCTTCTCCTCCTTTTTCCAAGTAGTTGCCGCAAAAGGGGGAATGAAGCCGGATGCAAGTACATCTGTATAGCTTGGCTTGAAAAGAGCGTCCGCCTTATACAGCAGATCGGCATAGTTTGAGAGTTCGAACATGCTCATTTCGGACTTATCCATAGCGGCAAGATGGTCTACAAATTCTTGTTTCAGATCGTCAATCGTTTTCATGAGTTCAGTCCTTTCTAAAGGGGTCGATTTCGACCCGGTTAAAACACAGCGGCG